AGACTCAAAACAAAGAAGAAGCAGTTAATAACAATCTTATGAAGGAACAGCACCCTAGTATGAGATTCTCGAAAGAGGCTGATACTCGTGTAACCTTCGGTGGTACAAAGAAAAGCTAATTATTTAGCAATTCCTAAACCAACGAATTAATATAAACCGTACTGGAGGCCCTTCGGGGTAGGTACAAAAAAGGAAACTAAACTATGGCAAACCAAGCAACTGGTTTTGGCTGCAGAATGACAATGGCGTTAGGAAACAGTCCTGCGACTCAGGGTCAATCTGAGTACAAAATCAAGTCTGGATTAGGTGTAGGTATCTATAAAAATAATCCTTGTTCGATTCAGAATTCTTCTGGCGACGAAGGTTATTTGCAAGATATGAGTTTCGCAACACTGGATGATACAGGTACTGGAGGATTGGCGTTTAATAACACAACTTCAACTTCTCCTTTAATAGGTGTATTTAATGGCGCTTTTTATGTAGCGGCCACTACAAGTAAACCTACTTGGGCAAATTCAGTTGCTGCGAGTACTACATTTAGCACTGACTATAACACAGGCAGCAGCGACGGTCTTGGCTTCGTAAATGATGATCCGCAACAAGAATTTGTTATGAAAGCGGATGCAGCAGTTACTCAGTCAATGGCAGGAAGTGCTGGCTATAATATCAACAATTTCACGGCAACTGATGCAGTTAGCGGACAGTCTACAGCAAAATTGGATGTTGGAACTTCGGCTTCTACTAGAATGTTTAAACTAGTAAGAAAAGCTGAGGAACCTGGCAACGATGATGCTACGGCGATTAACAGTAACGTTATTGTAACTATTGCGCGTGCTAGTAGTTTATGGAACTAATCGAATAGGAGATAGATAACTATGGCAATATCAAGAGCACAACTAGTCAAAGAACTAGAGCCAGGTTTGAACGCACTGTTCGGCTTGGAATATAAACAATACTCGCAAGAGTGGACTGAAGTGTTTAACACTGAATCATCTGACAGAGCTTTCGAAGAGGAAGTAATGTTATCTGGTTTCGCAAATGCGTCAGTTAAACCTGAAGGTCAAGGCGTAACATTTGATGATGCGCAAGAAACTTTCACTGCGAGATACACAAATGAAACGATTGCATTAGCATTCGCTATCACAGAAGAAGCTATCGAAGATAACTTGTATGACAGACTTGCGTCTAGATATACAAAAGCGTTAGCAAGATCTATGGCGTCTACTAAGAATATCAAAGGCGCAGCTGTTTTAAATAACGGATTTGATTCAAGCTTTGCTGGTGGAGATGGTAAGGAGCTTTTTGCTACTGACCACCCTACACTATCAGGCACGTTTGCAAACGAGTTAACCACAGCAGCTGAACTTAATGAAACTTCATTAGAACAAGCGCTAATCGACATCGCAGCGTTTACTGATGAAAGAGGCCTTAAAATTGCAGCACAAGGAACTAAAATGATAATTCCTTCGGCGCTTCAATTTACTGCTGAAAGATTGATGAAATCTGAAGGCAGAACAGGTACTGCAGATAACGATATCAATGCACTAAAAAGTATGGGAATGGTTCCGGAAGGATACGCTGTTAACCACTACTTAACTGCAACGAAAAAATGGTTCGTTAAAACTGATGTACCAAATGGTCTTAAACATTTCGAAAGAACACCTATCGCGACTAAGATGGAAGGTGACTTTGATACAGGCAATGTAAGGTACAAAGCTAGAGAGAGATACGTTTTCGGATTCTCTGATCCTAGAGGTGCCTTTGCATCAAATGCGACGTAATCAATAATTATTTTTGTGGCGGGACATCGTTCCGCCACAATTACTAAATAAAGGTGAGAGAATGAAGAAATTCCTAGTAAAAATCAACGCTTATAAATATCATGCAGAATTTGAAGTTCTTGCTGAGGATAATGTTGAATCTATTGAAAATTCAATAGTTGACAAAATAGGAGAAAAAGGTGTAAAATGGGAATATCTTGGAGAAATGATGGATCCCAAGAAGAATAGAATAACCTATGAGGAGGTTATAGATGGTACAAGACCTGTACAAACAAAAACGGTCCTTGGAGTTGAAGTGGCAGTTGGAGTATGAGCAACAAGGTAAATATACTCTGAATATGGTCAGGATTGATAGCGCAATTAGAGACGTTATCACTGAGATAAAACTCGAAGAGTCCAAAATAGCAGATAGGCAAAATAACATTGAAATGTCTGCACCTACAGTTTCAGTAGCTACTTAAACGCTACATTCAAAATCACAATATAATCCTAGCCCTCTTGCGCTCTACTCAAATCTACTATATAAACTAACTACTATACAATAATTAACTAGAATACTGACGCGTATAGTCGACGACCTAGAGACAGTATTCAAATAATCTAGGAGGATTATAAAATGGCAACAACACGATTCAGAGGACCAGTTATACAAGGTAAATTCAACGAAGCCGGACAAACTGGATACAATCTCGAAAACAAAACCGCAAACTATTCAGTACTAATTGGTGATAGTGGAAAAACTTTTACTTGTAATACTGATGGAGTAACTTTTACATTACCTGCAGTCGCAGCTAATGAAGGTTCTACATTTACATTTGTAAATACTGCTGCTGATGGTGGCAGTGGAATGATTGTAACGGGTGCGAGTGGCGCTGAGTACATCGCTTATAAAGGCGTTGTGAATCAGCTTACTTTAACAAACACTAAATCTACTTCTAAAGTAGGTGACTATGTTACAGTTACAGGAAACAGAGCTGGAACAGAATGGACTATTACAGCTATCCAAGGTGTTTGGGCGTAATATATAACTAATTAATAGTGCTCCTTCGGGAGCACTAAATTAACAAGGAGAAACAAATTATGGCAGGCGGCGGATCTTTTTCAAGCGACCAACAGGTAGCCCATACAGCAGTTGATGCACAAGTAGTACCTACTTCACAAAGAGCTAGAGTAACTTATATTCAAGCAGCTGGTGTAGCAAGTGGTGCGGTTAGTTTAAAAACTGGTGGTTCATCAGGAACCATACTAGCTACATACTTATTTGATGTAGATGGATTATCTGTGTATGTACCAGGTTCAGGAATTTTATTTGAAGAAGGAGTGTATGTTGATTTAACATCTACTCCTGGTGTAACTATTTTATACACATAAGGACATAAATGGCGACTATTACTTTCACAGTCACTGTCGCAAGTGGCACTAACGCCTTTGGTACCGGCGATAAATTTTTTATTAATGGTGCTGTTAGTCCTGTTTTCGAATTACAAGAAGGCAATACTTATGTATTTGATACTTCAGATGCAAGTAATGCTAGTGAAATTTTATCTTTTTCATCAACTAAAGATGGAACCCACACAACCGGCGGAGCCGAATACACAACAGGAGTTACTAAAACCGGAACACCTGGGGCTGCAGGTGCAAAGACAACTATTATAGTTGCTCCGGTTCCAACTACAGGTGCACCTACTTTATTTTATTATAATTCTGGAGCATCTGGAACTGCTGGAATGGGGAATACGGCAAATACTATTTCTCCAACTTCAGGAGTAACAAATAAATTTAATCCCCAAATCGATGATATTATTGAAGAAGCTTTTGAAAGAACTAATCTAAGAGGAACACGAACAGGTTTTCAATTAAGGTCCGCGAGACGTTCTTTAAATATTATGTTTCAAGAGTGGGCTAATAGAGGAGTGCATCTATGGAAAGTTAAACTTGCACAAGTTCCTTTAGTAGAAGGTCAGGCAGAATATAGTTATGCTACTGATTCAACAAATTTTCCAAACGATATTAGTTCCCTTTTAGAAGCTTACTATAGAGATAATTCTACAATAACTGCGCCTGAAGATATTGCTCTAACCCAAATTAGCAGATCCGCGTACAACGCCACTCCAAATAAATTAACTAAAGGAACTCCTTCTCAATTTTATGTGGAAAGAAAAATTAATCCAAGCATATTTTTATATGCTACACCAAGTTCAAGTGTGTCAAGTACAACTACACCAAGTAGTTATCAATTTTGTTTTTATTATCTAGCTCAAATAGAAAATCCAGGAGCATACTCAAACACGTCGGATGTCGTAAATAGATTTTATCCATGTATGATGTCAGGGCTGGCTTATTTTTTAAGTATGAAGTTTTCTCCTGCAAGAACACCGGAGCTGGAAAGAATTTATGAAAGTGAAATGTTAAGAGCATTGGATGCGGATAATCAAGGGACATCTACATTTATTTCTCCACAAACATTTTATGGAGATGGAGTATTATCGTAATGGGAAAATTTGCTACAGGAAAAAGGGCTTATGCTATTTCGGATAGAAGTGGGTTGAGATTTCCATACACAGAAATGGTTAGAGAGTGGAATGGTTACTTAGTTCATTATTCAGAGTATGAATCTAAACAACCACAGCTTGAACCTAAACCAGTTGGTAATGATCCACAAGCTTTACAAAACCCAAGAGTTCAACCAGGAGATACAGCTCAATTAATTTTATTAAACAATAATCCTTTTGAAGTTGTTAAGTATGGTGTGAATACTTATGTTAACGTTTATTCTTTAGATCATCAACGATCCGCGGGCGCTGTAGTGAGATTAAGAGGGGCTCCTCGAGTAATAAGCTCTGGTAGCGGTGGTGAAGATGCAACTAATTTACAATCCTTTGCTTCAATTCCTGATATAGTAGGAGTAACTGATATTGATTCTGTAAATGGATTTACAATTTCATTAGGAAGAATAGATTCAGCAGGAAACGTCACTGGAGCTACAACATCAGATTCTTTAACTAATCCTATTAGTTATTTTTATTTTAAAAGTACGGACACTGCAACAACAACAGATGTTTTCGGGGGTGGACAATATTGTTCAGCAGGCCCTGTAACGTTGGAGGCATTATAATATGGCATATCTTTTAGCAAATTTAAGAACAGACCTTAGAGGCTATACAGAAGTAAGTGATACAGTTTTAACAGACGCTGTTCTAGACAGAATTATTCAAAATGCAGAAAATGGAATTGAAAGAGCTGTCCCAACGGATCAAAATGCTCATTATGCTACTTCTAACTTAGTTGTTGGAAATAGATATGTAACTATTCCAGCTGATTTAAGATCAATTAACTATGCGCAATTAACAGATGCTGCGGGAAATCAAACTTATTTAGAACAAAGAGACCCTAGTTTTATGGCAGAATATTATTCTACGCCCGATGCTAATTCAGTCAGCATTCCTAAATATTATGGAAATTGGGATGAAACTTATTGGGTGGTGGCACCTACGCCGGATAAAGATTACAAAATTACCTTGGCATATAATAGAGAGCCATATAGCTTAACAGATACAGTAAATCCGACAACTGCTCCGGCAGCTACAAACGGGACTTATTTATCCAATAAATATCAAGACTTG